TCCTGCTCTTACTTGGCCCGCATCGCCCGCACTTCCGATCAGCTCTCCGATGCTGAGAATGAGCAGGAAATGGAGCGCGCCATCGACGACATCGTCAAGTACAATCCCCTCGGTATCTACAAGAAAGTCGTAAGTCCTTTTGAGTCTGGCGTCACTGCGACTGCTTAGTGAGGACTGGCACTCACATCGAAACCTTGAGCTTGCTTTCAGCGAGCGATGTCAAACAATTCTTGGTTTCGTTGATGCTTTGCGCCTGCAATGCGTGGTGCTTCAGTCTTCATAGAAGATATAGGGGGGGGGCAGCGAAAAATACACCCCCTATAGCATCGCGGCGGTCCTCAAAAATTCCCCGGGGGATATTTTTGGAAAACGTTTTTACCCAGGGCAGCGTTTGAACGAGCTCACAAGGTTGATATTTTCCCGTCAGGACCTTTCGTTTACCTCCACGAAGGTTCTCCTTTCTGCCTGACCGGTTTATTGGCTTATGTGGGCTCCTTCAAACGCTGCCCTAACCTTTGCAATACCTACCAAAATGCAGCAGCAATCGTCATCAATCTTAGCGAGAGGAGGCGGTAAGGATGGCAAAAGCTGTGGGAAAGAGACGCGCGGCTTTGACACCAGAGGCCAGAGAGAACCAGTTGATCGCGCTGGCTGTTGACCTTGCCGAAAAACAGCTCATCGAAGGGACAGCTTCCTCTCAAGTTATCTCACATTTTCTCAAGCTCGGGTCGATGAGGGCTCAGATTGAAAAAGAACTGTTGGAAAAGCAGAGAGATTTGGCGGCGGCGAAGGCCGAGTCTATCAAGTCTGGAGCCCGCATGGAGGAGCTGTACCTCAATGCTGTCAACGCTATGAAAAGCTACAGCGGACAAGAGGAGGACCCGGATGGAGAAGATTAGATGCTACTCCGAGATGGTTCTGCTCCCTACGTTTGAGGAGCGTTTTCAATATTTGCGCCTCGATGGAGTTGTCGGTCAGGAAACCTTTGGGTTCGACCGCTACATGAACCAATATTTCTACCGTTCTAAAGAATGGCGGAGAGTACGGGACATTGTCATAGCTCGAGATGCTGGATGCGATTTGGGCATCGCCGGACATGAGATATTTGATCGAGTTCTAATCCATCATATGAACCCAATCAGGCCTGAGGATATTCGAGACAGAAGTGACATTCTGCTCAATCCAGAGTATCTTATCACCACCGTTCACGAGACCCATCAGGCAATCCATTATGGTGACGAAAGTCTTTTGATTACAGCCCCTATCCCAAGAGAAAGAAACGATACCTGTCCCTGGAAACACTAAATAAAGGAGGAAGACAAGCCATGCAAAATAACCCTCAGAACAAAACGCCCCGCCCCGATGTAAAGGAGCCCTCGGTAAAGCCAACCGCTGCGGAGAAGCCGTTCATCGGCGTCGTGACCGACTGCCTGCGGCTCAACGTGCGCAAGGAACCTGATGCGGATGCCCCGGTTGTGGCCATTGTCGATGCTCTGACCCAGGTAACCGTTGACGTGGATGCCTCCACCGAGCTTTTCTGCAAAGTTCACACCCCCGCCGGCGTCGAGGGGTTCTGTATGAAGAAGTACATCCAGCTCCGGCGTTAGGAGGGAGCCATGGACCAAACTGAAAGCATCCTGGTGTCTATCAAGAAGCTGTTGGGTCCAGGTGCAGAAGATAAGCATTTTGACCCCGATCTCATCATGCATATCAATTCTGCGCTTTCAATCCTGACGCAGTTGGGTGTTGGACCGTCCAGGGGTTTCTCCATCACCGGTGACGGCGAGACGTGGTCCGACTTCATTGGAAAAGGTTCCAACCGCTTTTCCCTTGCAAAATCCTATATGCATCTCAAGGTTAAACTGCTATTCGACCCGCCCCTCAGCTCTGCGGCCATTGAGTCGATCAATCGGCAAATCGGAGAGTTTGAGTGGCGGCTTTCTGTTGCGGCGAGTCCTGGGAATGACAACAGCGGAGAGGAGGAAACTCAAAATGGATGAACTCCAGCACCATGGCATCAAAGGGCAGAAATGGGGTGTTCGACGATTTCAGACTGCTGACGGCAAGTTGACACCTGCCGGAAAGCAACGGGCCTCTGAAACCAAGAAACGTACCGATGCCAAAAATCGTGGGACCCTTACCAATGCTCAGTTGAAGCAAAAAATCGAGAGACTTCAACTGGAGAAGCAACTCAGGGAACTCACAAATTCAGAGGTAAACTCTGGACGTGTCTATACCCAGAAAATCCTTAAGGATGTCGGGAGCAAGGTGCTGACAACCGCTGCCAGCGGGGCCCTGTTGTATGCCGGAAAAGCGGCCATCACGAAGTCGTTCAGCCCGCAGGAGCTTGCGAACGCCATCTTTAATGGTGGCCCGAAGAAAAAGTAGGTGAGTTGATGGCCCTGTCGAACACCGCTGTCCCAAAATACTACGGTCGGTTCCGAGAGGCGGTGATACGAGGCGAAATTCCAGTTTGCAAAGAAGTCTCTATGGAGATGAACCGGATCGACGACCTGATTGCTAACCCCGGAATCTACTACGATGATAAGGCGGTTGAGGGTTGGATCAAATACTGTGAGTCAGAACTGACGTTGACGGACGGGTCTGATCTTTGCCTGTTGGACAGCTTCAAACTTTGGGGAGAGCAAGTGTTCGGCTGGTATTACTTCGTCGAACGATCCGTTTATGAGCCGAATGCAAATGGGCATGGCGGGCATTATGTCACAAAAACAATCAAAAAACGGCTTATTAACAAGCAGTATTTGATTGTTGGACGTGGCGCCGCAAAATCTCTCTATGACTCTTGCGTCCAATCGTACTTCCAAAACATCGACACTTCCACAACCGACCAAATTGTTACTGCCCCTACTGTACGTCAGTCCGAAGAGGTCCTGACACCGATTAAGACCGCCATAACAAGAGCCCGCGGCCCATTGTTCCAGTTTCTTACCGAGGGGTCACTCCAAAACACCACCGGTTCAAAGGCCAATCGTGTCAAACTTGCTTCTACCAAAAAGGGGATCGAGAACTTTATCACAGGGTCTATTATACGGATTATTCCCATGTCCATCGATAAGCTCCAAAGTCTTCGCTGTAAAATTGCGACTGTCGATGAGTGGCTTTCCGGGGACATTCGCGAAGACCCTATCGGCGCAATAGAGCAAGGGGCTTCCAAAAATGACGATTGGCTGATTACTGCTACGAGCTCTGAGGGCACTGTCCGAAATGGAGCAGGCGACACCATCAAAATGGAGCTTATGGACATTCTCAAGGGTGATTACATTAACCCCCATGTTTCCATTTGGTGGTATAAACTTGACTCTGTGGATGAAGTGGCCTACCCAGAGATGTGGATGAAAGCCAATCCCAACATTGGCAAGACGGTTACCTACGAAACCTATCAGTTAGATGTCGATAGAGCCGAAAAGGCTCCAGCCGCTCGCAATGATATTCTGGCAAAGCGGTTTGGTCTTCCGATGGAAGGCTATACCTATTACTTCACGTATGAAGAAACCCTCTGTCATCCTCATCGGAGCTTTTGGCAACTACCCTGTGCGCTTGGTGGAGACCTTTCTCAGGGGGATGACTTTTGCTCCTTTACATTTCTTTTTCCGTTGCGAAATGGACGTTTTGGGGTAAAGACCCGGAACTACATTTCTTCCCGCACGCTGAACAAACTTCCGGCAGCCATGCGAATCAAGTATGAGCAGTTCATGAACGAGGGTAGTCTTATCGTTCTTGAGGGAACAGTTCTGGATATGATGCAGGTCTACGAAGACCTGGACGATCACATTGTCCGTTGCGGCTATGATGTCCGATGTTTTGGATATGACCCGTACAACGCCAAGGAGTTCGTAGAACGCTGGGCCGCTGAAAATGGGCCGTTTGGCATCGAAAAGGTCATTCAGGGCGCGAAGACAGAGTCGGTTCCTCTTGGCGAGCTGAAGAAACTTGCTGAGGACAGACTGCTCATTTTCGATGAGGAGCTTATGACCTACGCGATGGGAAACTGTATCGCTATGGAAGACACCAACGGAAATCGAAAACTGCTAAAAAAGCGGTATGAGCAGAAAATCGACGCTGTTGCGGCCATGATGGATGCGTACATTGCCTATAAGCACAACCCCGAAGCATTTGAGTAATTTTACGGACTCGCGGGCCTATTGGTCTGCGGGATTTTTTATGTCATGAAGGAGGTGATGAGTTCCGAATGGAAATGACGCTT